CTGGACCCCGGCGGACCGGAAGTCTCCGGACCGCCTCGATGCCATGGTCTGGGGCGCCACCGCGCTGCTGATCAAGCCGCCCGACGGGCTCTACCTCAACTCGATCCGTGCTCGCTCGTCCGCGCCGCTGCGGATTCCGCGGAAGCCTCCGCCCTCGGCTCTGCCGACGCGCGGCGTCCGGGCGCGGGATCGGTTCGGCCGGTTGGCGGGAGCACGTCCCGGATGGAGGATGGTGAACCCTCGATGAACGCCGATCTGCGGCGGCAGCTCCTCGACGAGGCGGCCACGATCGTGACCAAGGACCGCGCCACGGCCTACGAGGAGCCCGAGGACTCCTTCCGGAACATCGCCCGGCTCTGGAACGGCTATCTCGCCGCCAAGAAGGACCCGGAGATCAGCCCGGCCGACGTCGCCGCCATGATGATCCTGCTCAAGGTCGCCCGGCTCTCGAACAACCCGAGCCACTATGACTCCGCGCTCGACGTCGCGGGCTACGCCGCGTGTCTGGCCGACGTCGCGTCCACGACATCACCGGGTCCGACTGACACCCCGGCGGGTGTGGACTCATAACCATCGCCAGCCAGTAGAATCGCCGCACCCCACGGTGAGGACCGATGACACCCCATGCCCAAGCCCATGATCGCGATTCCGAAGGTGCTACCAGAGGAAGTGGACCAGCTCGTCGAGCTGCGTCAGTCCGTGCGACGGGTGCACAAGTCCGTCCCCGCCCACAGCCCGGTCCGGCAGGCATCCTCCGACCTCTCCGCACGACTCGGACAACTGCACCGTCGTGGGGTCCCGCTGCACACGCTGGCTGACTTGGTCGGGCTCAGCCACCAGGCCGTTCGGGTCCGGGTCCGCAGCGCCAAGGAGGCAGACACAGGAAGTTCCGGGCCTCCCCCGTCCGTCAACGGTGCGCCGCGGCTGGCCGCGCCGAAGCCGGACACGGTGTTGGTGGCCGACGCCGGGGTGCATCGGCGCTTGCACGTCTTCGACCCACCGCAGGACGCCGGATCGGCCTACCTGGCGTTGATCCCGGAGATCCCGCTGCTGAAGAAGCGCGCGATCATCGTGGACTGGCTGGAGTCCGAGGATCCCGCGCCACCCTCCAAGGTCTCGGCCACCTCGACCCCGCTGCGCATCCCTCCCGCTGTGTACCTTCCCCGTGAGATCGTGGACTCAGTCCTTGTTCCGCTAACCACAGAAGAGAGCAGGTCGGGGTGATGCTGAACACCACACCGGTTCCCCATCAACGCGTCGGTGGCACGGTCCCGGTGCGCGCCGACATCTACCCCGCGAACGTGCAGTTCTCCTTCGGGGTCAACCGCCACACCCGCACCCGCGCCATCGTGACCGCCGACAAGGTGCTGGTCCTGGTGGACGCCTCGTCGGGTCCCGCGGTCCTGTACGAGAGCCGCCTGGAGGACGTACAGGTCGTGGACCGGCGCCAGATGGTCGCCACCACCGCCGACGGCGAGGTCACGATCTCCCGTCAGGGCGGCTGCGGCTGCGGCTCCCGGCTCCGGTCCTACCGCCCCTTCGGCAAGGCGATCCGGATGGAGCAGGTCCCGGCGTGACCCAGCCGCTGGACCTCGTGCTCGACACGCTGGCCACCTACCGGCTGACCCGGCTGCTCACCGAGGACGAGCTGACCGAGCCGATCCGGACCTGGGTGTGGAAGAACCACTCGCCCGAGGACACCAAGCTCGGCTACTTCGTCACCTGTCCATGGTGCGTCTCGATCTGGGCCGGTGGCGCCGTGGTCGCCGCCCGGACCCTGGCTCCACGGCCGTGGGCACTGGCCGCTCGCGCGCTCTCCTTCTCCGCGCTCACTGGGCTGGCCTCCACCCAGCTCTGAGCCCTGGTTAGGTGTCCGGTTCCCGCGTTTAGCGGTACAGTCGACCCGACCCACCTGGGGCCTCTTGGCCTACGTCGCACTGACGCCTGCTGAGAGGAGCGGTCGTGGGCATCTTCGTCCGGGAAGCACCACCCGAGACCACCGCCCAGATCCTGCCTTTCAGCGCACCCCGAGCGCTCCAGGCGTCCGCTCAGCGGGTCAAGCTCAACGACAGCCGCGACATCGAGCAGATCCGTCGCCGCAGCCAGGTCCAGTGGCAGCGCCGCGCCTGGGAGTACTTCGACGTCATCGCCGAGATCGGCTTCGCCTTCGGGCTGCTCGGCAACGTCACCGGCCGCGCCCGGCTCTACCCCGCGTTCGTGGTCGACCCGCACCAGCCCCCGGTCCAGCTGCAGAACGTCGAGGAGCTGCCCGAGGACTTCGTCGACGCCTGCGAGGCGGCGCTGGAGCGGGTCAGCAGCACCACCGGCGGGATCCCCGCGCTGCTGCGCGACGCCGCGCTCAACCTGTGCGTGGCCGGAGAGTGCTACCTGGTCCAGATCCCGGAGCGGATCGGGTCCGGGGAGCCGGAGACCTGGGACATCAAGAGCGTCGACGAGGTGGTGGTCTCCCCCGACGGCGAGGTCCGGATCAAGTCCCGCGCCGACCTGCGCCAGCAGGAGATGATCACGCTCCCGCCGGACGCCTTCGTGGGCCGGATCTGGCGCAGCCACCCGCGCTGGAGCCACCAGCCGTACTCCTCGATGGTCGGGGTGCTGCAGCCGTGTGAAGACCTGCTGCTCTTCTCGCACGCCGCCCGCGCCACCGCCCACTCCCGGCTCAACGCGGGCGCGATGTTCATCCCGGACGGCCTGTCGGCCGCGGCGATGCCCGCCGAGCCGGACCCGGCACTGTTCCCCCCGCCTGCGCCTGGCGAGCCCACCATGGAGCCCCCGATCGAGGATCACGACGAGTTCGAGGAGGAGCTGATCGCGGCGATGACTACTCCCATCGCCGACCAGGACTCCGCCGCCGCAGTCGTCCCGCTCCTGATCCGGGGACCCGCCGAGCTGGGCGAGAAGATCAAGCTGTTCAAGTTCGAGCGGTCCTTCGACCCGGCGCTGGCCGAGCGCGCCGACCGGGCGCTGGACCGGATCATGCAGGGCATCGACGTGCCCAAGGACGTGGTCACCGGGTTGGCCAACGTGAAGTATTCCAACGCCATCCAGATCGACAAGAACCTCTACAAGGCGCACGTCGAGCCGCTGCTGCTGATGATCTGCGACGCGATCACGATGGTGTACTTCCGTCAGGCGCTGGCCGCGATGGAGTTCCCGGAAGACCTGATTCGCCGGGTCACGATCTGGTACGACCCCTCCGACATCGTGCTGCAGGCCAACCCCGAGGAGCTGGCCGACAACGGCTTCGACCGGTTCCTGATCTCGGCCGCGGCCTGGCGGCGCTCGCACGGCTTCACCGAGGACGACAAGCCCGAGCCCGAAGAGCTGGTCCGCCGGATGGTGATCGAGAAGGGGCCGCTGTCCCCCGAGCTGGTCGAGGCGATGCTGCAGCAGTTCGCCCCCGAGCTGTTCGGCCAGATGCGCGCCGCCCACCAGGAGTCCACCGGCAGCCCGCTGCCCCCGGAGGTGCAGCAGGCGCTCGGCACTCCGCCCAGCCAGTCCGTGCCACCCCCGCCCCCTGGCGGGGTCGTGCCTCCGGCTCCGGCCACACCGGCTCCTGAGCCGCCCGCACCCGCATCCGTTCCACCCCCTGCAGAGGCAACAGCATGACCGAGACGTCCGAGGAGTTCGAGGAGCGCAAGAACGACGGCCGCTGCGTGGTGGCGATCCCCACCGCGACCGAGCCGATCCACCACGTGGGTGACGTCTCCGAGCCCAAGCACATGACCGTCCTCTGGCTGGGTGCGCCCGAGGAGAACCCGGACCTTGACATGGACGCGGTCCAGGACGCGGTCCGCGCCCAGGCCGAGAACTCCGGCCCCTTGACCGGACTCGTGGAGTCGCAAGGCCAGCTCGGCGACGAGGGCGCCGAGGTCGCCTTTCTGCGTGGCGACGGCATCCAGGAGTTCCGGGAGAACCTGCTGACCGACCCGGTGTTGCGCGAGGGCGCCGGGTCGGTCGAGCAGTTCCCCGACGTCTCACCCCATGTGACCTTGGGCTACACCCCGGAGGCTGCTGTCGGTGAGGACGAGCTGCCCGAGGAGATCATCTTCGACCGGGTCGCGGTCTGGGACGGCGACGAGCACACCGAGTACCCGCTCGG